ATCTTCTGGCTATTAGTTGGTAATTTGAAATAAATTACTTATATTATTAAAAAGGTTATAGAGTGTTTTACATATCAGAAACAGAATATCAGTTAGATCGTTTAAAAAACTTAGCTAGATTTGGAGCTTTTGTTCATATTATATCTTCTAACGATAACTACCATCCTAAGTTAGCAAGTACTATAGCAGTTTACTTAAGACCAGTTGATAGTAAACATGGTTTTATCATTCCCATAGATCATGAAGAAGGCTTAAATGTTACTAAAGAACGTGTCTACGAACTTCTACAGGAGTTTAGTACTCTTTATACAGTTGATAAGAAAGAATTGCTATATCACTTTAATATACAGGGAGCAATTGATATTTCTTTACTATATTCAATGACGAAATTTGAAAGGTTAGAATACTCTAAAGAAAACTCTACTATAAACTACTTTTACCATAAGAATAGAGACTTTATAGAAATAAATAAATTGATTCCTATTACTAAGTTATATGAATCTTGTGAAAAACTATACGATCAAGTTAAAGCTATAGTAAAGTATAAAATACCTACCGGATTCGATTTCTATAATACAACCGGTATTAATGTTTTCTATTTAATTGAACAGACCGGATTAGGAGTTTACTATGAAGCATATAATGAATTATTTAAACCTCGTAATCCTTCATATAATACTATAGATAATACAGTTTTAACTTATTATAACCTATATAATATTACATCTAGACCTACTAACTCTTTTAATAGTGTTAATTATGCTGCTATTCCTCACTCTGAAAACCATAGAAAAGCATTCAAGCCGCAAAATGATTACTTTGTGGAGTTTGATTTTGACGGGTATCACTTGCGATTACTTTCTGAGCAAATTGATTATAAACTTACCAGCGCATCTGCTCATAAGCAATTAGCAAAGCTGTATTTCGGTAAAGATGAGATTACAGATGAGGAATATACTAAAGCAAAACAGATTAATTTTCAAGCAATTTACGGAAAAATACCAGAAGAGCATAAAGATTTAGAAATATTTAAAGAAATACAGGAATATATTGATAATATGTGGACTATGTTTAACAATGAAGGATTTGTTTGTAATCCACAGTCAGGTAAACCATTCACAAGAGAGTTAAAAGACATGCATCCAGCTAAATTAATGAATTATATGATGCAATCGTTGGAAACTTCAAGAAATATACTTATATTAAAAGAAGTACTCAAGTACTTAAGAGATAAGAAATCAAAAATAGTTTTATACGTGTATGATGCTATTTTATTTGATTTTTGTAAAGAAGATGGAAAAGAAACTTTAGAGGATATTAAAAATATACTAGAAGAAGGTAAAAAATACCCAATAAAGTTTAAATATTCCAATAATTTAGTTTTGTAAAACAGTTTAATATTTATATAAAATGGCAAATGTTATAGCCTCCAGGTTCGATTACGATTTAGAACCTTTATATTTAAACGAAGATATGAGTAATAAACTGTTCTGTACTTTTGCTACAGAAGATTCGCTTGAGAGCGTACTTGGTCAAATTCAAGAACGTTATAAGATAATTTATAATAAAATATTCGTCCTTTACTCTAAGAGTCAAGATGAGTATATTTGTACTTATAATGTAGATTTTGGCAATGTAGGAGCTTTTTTAGAAAATACAATTCTAGTCCATAGAAAGAAAGAATCTAATACTCTATATACTATCAATGCTTTAAATACTTTAATTAAAGAATTAAATGGAGGAGTCTTAGATACTACCTATAAAATAAGCTGGACAGATTACAGAAATTGTATACTTCTTACCAAAGGCCCAGATCTCAAAAGAATAAACACAAAATTATACAAAATTTTAGAGATATAGTTGGATAATAGAATATTATTACCTATATTGTATTAAACGTTATAATTAAAATAAGTTATATTATGGATTTAAATGCGATCAAGGCAAAATTAGATGCCTTAAACAACAGTAATCAGCAAAAAGAGAAAACTGATTACACAAAAATCTTCTGGAGACCTGAATTAGGTAAACAGACAGTAAGAATTGTTCCATCGGCTTTTGATCCCACTTTTCCTTTTAAAGAGTTAAAGTTTCATTACGGTATAGGGAAGTACCCAATGGTAGCTTTATCGAATTTCGGTAAGCAAGACCCTATAGAAGAGTTTGTAAAGGAGCTTAAAAAGACTTCAGATAAGGATAATTGGTCATTAGCAGGGAAACTTAACCCTAAGACTAGAATTTTCGCACCTGTTATAGTAAGAGGTGAAGAAGATAAAGGTGTAAGGTTATGGGGATTTGGTATTACCATTTACAAAGCATTATTAGCATTAGCTGAAGATGAAGATGTAGGTGATTTTACTGACGTAATCAATGGTTGGGATATGATTGTTGAACAACAACAAGGTAACCCTTACCCTACTACTTCGGTTAGAATTAAACCAAAACAATCACCTTTATCAGATAATAATGAATTAGTTGATTCTTGGATAAAAACTCAACCTAATCCGGTAGAGGTTCATTCTCAATACGATTATGATTTCATTAAAAAACAACTTCAGAATTATTTGAATCCTGGATCAGCAGAGGAGAATGCTCCAGCTGCAGGTTCGGAATCAAGTACGCCAGAAAGCTCAGGAAGTCCTCAAAAGACTGACTTTACTTTGGAAACAGCTACTGCTGGCAACAAAGATACAGTTAGTAAGTTTGATGATTTATTTAATGAGTAATGGCAAACAAAAAAGAAGTACAACAAAGAGCGACCTCTGCAGTACGTAAGTCGTTCAACTTAAGCAATTTTAAGAAAAAAAAAGGGTTTTCAAACTCTTCTGTAAAGTTTAAAGAACAAGGTTGGATACCATTATCAAAAGCTTTTCAAGATATTACTTCCCTACCCGGTATACCTACCGGGCATATTTCTCTTTTAAGAGGACACAGTGATACGGGCAAAACAACTGCCCTAATTGAAGCTGCGGTGAGTGCTCAGAAATTGGGCATTCTCCCAGTCTTTATTATTACTGAGATGAAGTGGTCATGGGAACATGCTAAAGAAATGGGACTAGAAGTTAGCGAAGTAACTGATAAAAACGGTACTATCACTGATTATGAAGGTCATTTTTTATATACTGATAGAGGTGTTTTAAATACTATAGAAGATGTAGCAGTATATATAGCAGATCTTATGGATGAACAAGCAAAAGGAAATCTTCCTTTTGATATGTGCTTCTTATGGGACTCTATTGGGTCTGTTCCTTGTGATTTATCAGTTCGTTCTAATAAGAATAATAACGAATGGAATGCAGGAGCTATGTCTACTCAGTTTGGAAATAACCTAAATCAAAAGATTCTTCTATCTAGGAAAGAAAATTCTCCTTATACAAATACTTTAGTAGCAATTAATAAAGTATGGACTATGAAACCAGAGCACCCAATGGGTATGCCTAAATTACAAAATAAAGGTGGTATGTCTATGTGGTATGATGCAACCTTAGTAGTTACCTTTGGTAATATTACTAACCCAGGTACGTCTAAAATTAAAGCTATTAAAAACGGTATGCAAGTAGAGTTTGCTAAAAGAACTAACGTTCAGATAGAAAAGAATCATATTGGAGGAGTACAGTCTAGAGGTAGAATAGTTATGACGCAACATGGTTTTATAGCAGACGATAAGAAAGCTATAGATAAGTATAGAGATGCTCATAAAGAACACTGGTTAAAATTAGTTGGTAGCTTAGATTTCGATCTAGTTGAAGAAGGAGATTTAGAAGAAGAGAAAATTACTACTAATTTACTAGACTAGTGGCATACGATAAAATATTAAAGAACTTAAAGCAGACCCCACCCCGAGAGCTGAATGATCACATTATGGTGATTGATGCTATGAATATGTTAATTCGTAGCTTTTCCCTGCTCAAAGCAATGAGCCCAACTGGTCACCATATTGGAGGCCTAGTTGGCTTTTTGCGATCTTTAGGATATGTTACTAGAATATTTGATCCTACTAGAGTAGTAATAGTATGGGACGGTAAAGGAGGTTCCGGAAATCGTCAAAATATAGATCCTAATTATAAAGCTCATAGAGCTAATACTAGAATTACACATTGGGGACTATATGATACTAAACAAGAAGAAACTGAAGCACTAGTAGGACAGTTATTTAGAACAAAAGACTATCTTGAATGCCTTCCAGTACATCAAATTATGATGGAAAAATTAGAGGCTGATGATATTATAGCTTATTTAGCTCAAGAAGCTACAAATAATAAAAAGAAAGTAACTATTATCTCTTCGGATAAAGATTTTTTACAGATGATTAATAAGCATGTAGAAGTATATGCTCCTGTAAAGAAAAAAGTCTATACAGCTCAAAATACTAAAGAAGAGATAAAAGTAATACCAGAGAATTATAATGTAGTTAAAGCACTACTAGGGGATAATTCAGATGGTTTAAGCGGAGTAAAAGGTTTAGGTATAAAAACTATAATATCAGAATTTCCTGATATAGTCGATAAACCAAATACTTCATTAGATTACATATTTGAGGTATGTGAAAAAAATCTAGAAGGTAAAAAAATATTCTCTAAAATCATTCATCAATGGGATAAAGTAGAAACTAATTTCAAATTGATGAATTTACATGAAAGTGTGTTGGATAATAGAGAAAAAAATACTATATTAGATATTATTAAAAGTGGCGTACCTGACCTTCAAGCAGGAGCATTTTTACATCTATTAGATACTGATAGAATAGAAGGTGTAACGAAAAATACTGAAGGTTGGTTAGAAAACTTTAGGGGTTTAACGGTTTTTAAAAAATAGGTTATTATGACATTAAAAAGTCTTCAACAGTATGGTAAAGCATTTCAATTAAAAGTGCTAGGGTCATTACTTACTGATAAAAAATTCTTACTTAACGTTAGAGATGTATTACACTCAGATTATTTTGATGCAGATTCTCACAAATGGATTATCACCCAGATTATAGAGTATTTTGATCAGTACCATACTGTAGTTACTATGGATGTTCTTAAAGTAGAACTTCATAAAGTAGAGAATGAAGTACTACAGGTAGCGTTAAAAGAAGAGTTAAGAAATTCTTATGCAGCTTCTACAGATGACCTCGAGTATATTCAAGAAGAGTTTACTAATTTTTGCAAAAATCAAGAGATGAAAAATGCTATTTTAAATTCTGCTGATTTACTTAAGTTAGGAGATTTTGATGGTATTAGAGGTTTAGTAGAAAAAGCTATTAAAGCAGGAATGGATAAAAATATAGGACATGAATATAACAAAGATATTGAAACTAGGTATAGAGTTGATTATAGACCTACTATACCGTCTCCTTGGTCCCTACTTAATGATGGATTACAAGGAGGCTTTGGACCGGGTGACTTAGGAATAATATTTGGTAGCCCAGGAGGAGGAAAATCTTGGACTATGGTAGCTATAGCAGCACATGCTGTTCAATTAGGACATAAAGTTAATTTTTATACTTTAGAGTTAGGAGAAGACTATGTAGGTAAAAGATTTGATTGTTATTTTACTGGGTATAGTATTGACGAAATAAATAAACATAGAAAAGACGTTCAAACGTATGTAAATAATTTAAAAGGTAAATTAATAGTAAAAGAATACCCACCTAAAGGAGCATCTATATCTACTATTAAAGCTCACGTACAGAAATGTATTGATATGGATCATAAACCAGATATGATTATTATTGATTATGTAGATTACTTAAGAGCTCCATCTAAGAGTAAATACTCAGAACGTAAAGACGAAATTGACGATAATTTTATAGCTACTAAAGGTTTAGCTAAAGATTTAAAAATACCTATCCTTACACCTTCACAGGTTAATAGAATGGGAGCTAGAGATTCTGTTATTGAAGGAGATAAAGCAGCAGGATCATACGATAAGATGATGGTAGCAGATGTATGTTTATCGCTATCTAGAATGAAAGAGGATAAAGTACTAGGAACCGGTAGAATTCATGTTATGAAAAATAGATATGGACAAGATGGTATGACATACAATATTAAGATGGATACTAACAATGGACATATTGAATTCGAAGGAAAAGCTGATCCTTCAGACTTAGTACCTAACGAGTCAAAACCTACATTTAATTTAGATAGTGCAACTCTGTCAAAAATATTTGAAAAAAAGTAAAAATAATATTGAGAAACATGAATATATATGATATTTATTTTAGAGTCCTTGGGAGAACCCTTTCAGGGATCTTTTTGTCTAACCTAACGAGTAATATATAAAGATATATGAGTTTATTAAAAGAAAGAGTAGTTTATAAGCCTTTTGAATACCCACAAGCCTACGATTATTGGTTAAAACAACAGCAAGCCCATTGGTTACACACGGAAGTACCTATGGCCCAAGACGTTACAGATTGGAAATCAAAATTAAATGATTCTGAAAAGAACGTAGTAGGTCAAATTCTTAAAGGATTTGCTCAAACTGAAACAGTAGTGAATGACTACTGGTCGACATTAGTAACAAAATGGTTTAGAAAGCCAGAAATTATTATGATGGGAACTACTCTTGGTTCTTCTGAGACAATTCATGCAGAAGCATATTCTCTTTTAAACGAACAACTAGGTTTAGATGATTTTGCAGAGTTTTTAGAAGACGAAACAACAATGGCTAAGATAGAAACATTAATGAATGTTAGAGATCATCATGATGGAAAACCTAATTGGCATGAAAGAGCAAAATCTTTAGCTATATTCTCAGCCTTTACAGAAGGAGTTAATTTATTTTCTTCATTTGCAGTCTTATTATCATTTAAAATGAGAAATAAATTAAAAGGAGTAGGACAGATAGTAGAATGGTCAGTGAGAGATGAATCTTTACATTCAGATGCTGGTTGTTGGTTGTTTAGAACATTAATGGAAGAAAATCCAAAATTTAAAACTAAAAAATTAGTTAAAGAAATTGAAGAAGCTGCTGAATTAATGATGCAATTAGAGTTTGATTTTATTGATAAGGTATTTGAATTAGGAGACTTAGAAAATCTAACAAAAGATGAACTAAAAAACTTTATAAAACATAGAATCAATACAAAGATGAGTGATTTATCATTAGATCCAATTATACCCTCATCTGAAATAGATAAAGGAGCATTAAAAACAATGAAATGGTTTGATGCTGTTATTGCAGGTAAACAACAAACAGATTTCTTTGCAAATAGAGTTACTAATTACTCTAAAGGAACCGTAGATTGGTCTAACGCTTTTTAATATATAAAAAATGTCAACAACACTTGATTTCTCCCAATGGGAAAAAGGCAAAGATTATCCTGAATGGATGAACGATGTTTCTTTAGCTACAATTTCTAAAGGTTACCTACTACCAGATGAAAATCCCAAAAAAGCTTATAAAAGAGTAGCAGATAGAGTTGCTCAAAGATTAGACAGACCAGATCTTGCTGGTAAATTTTTTAGATATATGTGGAAAGGTTGGTTAAATTTAGCTTCTCCTGTATTATCTAATACTGGAACAGATAGAGGGCTACCAATAAGTTGTTTTGGTATAGATACACCTGATTCTATTAGAGGAATTGGACTTACTAATGCAGAATTAATGAGATTAACTTCTTTAGGCGGTGGAGTAGGAATTGGATTATCTAAAATTAGAGGTAGAGGTGGAAAAATAGGAGGACACGAAAATTTAGGTAATTCTGAAGGAGTTGTACCTTGGGCTAAGATATATGATTCTACAATTATTGCTACAAACCAAGGAGCAGTTAGAAGAGGAGCAGCATCTGTAAATTTAGACATAAATCACCCAGATATTGAAGAATTTTTACAGATTAGAAGACCAAAAGGTGATCCTAATAGACAATGTTTAAATTTACATCAATGTATTGTGGTTGATGATGAATTTATGCAAAAATTAGAAAGAAATAATACTGAAGCAAGAGATTTATGGATACAGATTCTTAAATCAAGAATGGAAACTGGTGAACCTTATATAATGTTCAAAGATAATATTAATAATGCAAATCCTCAATCATATATAAAAAATAACCTAGATGTTACTATGACAAATATATGTTCTGAGATTACATTATATACAGATGAAGAACATAGCTTTGTATGTTGTTTATCATCAGTAAATTTAGCTAAGTATGATGAATGGAAGAATAGTGATTTAATAGAAACATCAGTTTACTTCCTTGATGGAGTAATGGAAGAATTTTTAAATAAAACTTCTGGTAGAGAATCTCTTGTAAGAGCTCATAGATCTGCTAAAAAAGGTAGAGCAATTGGATTAGGAGTATTAGGATGGCAGACATTTTTACAACAAAAGAAAATTCCATTTGTTTCAATTGAAGCAACTTCATGGACTCATAAGATATTTTCACAAATTAGAGAACAAGCTAATGCCGCTTCAATGAAATTAGCAGATGAATATGGAGAACCAGTTTGGTGTAGAGGAACAGGTATGAGAAATACTCATGTATTAGCAATAGCACCAACAGTATCAAATTCTACTATAACAGGTGGTGTCTCTGCTGGTATTGAACCTTTACCTGCTAACGTATACACATTTAATTCAGCTAAAGGTACATTTATTAGAAAAAATCCTGCTTTAGAAGATTATTTAGAAGAAAAAGGAGCAAATACTGAAGAAGTATGGGACCAAATCATGAAAGATAGAGGATCAGTAGCAAATCTACCAGATAGTATTTGTCCAAACGGAGATAAGAAGATATTCCTTACATTTTCAGAAATAAATCAATTAGGTTTGGTAGAACAAGCAGCAGCAAGACAAAAGTATATAGATCAAACGCAATCATTAAATTTAGCATTTGATCCTAATGATAGTCCTAAATTTATTAATTTAGTTCATCAAAATGCTTGGAAATTAGGAATAAAAACACTATATTATCTAAGAACCGACTCAGTTATTAACGGAGATATAGGTTCAAGAACTTCAGAAGACTGTTTAAGTTGTGATGGATAAAGTAAAAGGACTTGGAGATGTGATATTTATAATAACAAAGTACACCGGAATAAGGTGGCTTGTTAAAAAGGTGTGGAGAGAAGACTGTGGTTGTGATGAAAGACAGGAAATTCTCAATGATTTAGTACCTTTTAAAGATAAAAACAGAGTTATACAAAAACCAAAACCAACACCAAAGTTATGACAATTAAAAATGGTACAATTTTTGTACAGATTGCAAGTTATAGAGATCCAGAATTAAAACCAACATTAGAGGATATCATAGATAAAGCAGATAATCCTGATAGATTAAAAATCTGCGTAGCATGGCAACATACATGTGAAGATGAATGGGATACGTTAGATGAGTATTTAAATGATGATAGATTTATTATCATAGATATTCCTCATACTGAAACTAATGGTACTTGTTGGGCTAGAAATACTATACAACAAAAATACAACGGAGAAGATTATACTTTACAGTTAGATTCTCATCATAGATTCGTAAAAGGATGGGATAGTAAATGTATAAGAATGTTAAAACAGTTACAGAAAAAAGGACATAAAAAACCTTTATTAACTGGATATATACCTTCTTATAATCCTAAGAATGATCCTGAAGAAAGAGTCGATTCTCCTTGGAAAATGGATTTTGATAGATTTACACCTGAAGGAGTCATATTTTTCCTACCAGCTACTATTGATGATTGGAAAGAAAGAAACGAACCAGTACCTGCTAGATTCTTTTCAGCACACTTTACATTTACTTTAGGTATATTTTGTAATGAAGTACAACACGATCCTAAATATTATTTTCATGGAGAAGAAATAGCATTAGCAGTGAGAGCATATACTCATGGTTATGATTTATTTCACCCTCATAGAATAATTGCATGGCATGAATATACTAGAGTAGGGAGAGCTAAGCATTGGGATGATGATGATTCATGGGTAGATAGAAATAAAACTACCTTTTATAGACTTAAAGGACTATTAGGTACTGATGGTACTGTATGTACTCCATGTATGAAAAAACAATTAGTTCCTTATTACTTAGGTGAAGAAAGAACATTAGCAGATTATGAAAAATATGCAGGTATAAGATTTAAAGATAGAGGAATACAGCAATATACATTAGATAAAGTAGGATACCCTCCTAACCCAGAAGTAGAAGATTATGAAAATTCATTTCATAAAGTATTTAGACACTGTATCGATATACATACTAATGATGTGCCTGAAAAAGATTATGATTTTTGGGCAGTAGCATTTCATGACGAAAACGGTAAAGATATACACAGAGAAGATGCTTCAAAAGAAGAAGTAGCTAATTTAATAGCCACACAGAAAGATGGATGGATAAACCTTTGGAGAACTTATACAGGACCACTTCCTTCAAGTTGGAGTGTATGGCCTTATTCTAAGAGCAAAGAATGGTGTAATAGATTAAGTGGGAATTTAGGAATAGAAAAAAATGGCTAATATAGCGTTTTATGGGTCTCATAATGCTGCTGTAGCTGTAGAACAAAACGGTAAAGTTTTAACAGTTATAGAGATAGAAAGATTTCTGAATACTAAAAATGCAGGGTATGGACAATACCTTATATCATATACTCGTCCAAAATTAATTAATTATATTCTAGATTATATCTATAAAACCTATGGTATAAAAACATATGATACATGTTATTACCAGAATACTGATACAATAGAAGGTTCAAAAGGAAAAGTTCATTACGAAAGATTAATTCCTGCTAAAAATTATGTTGATTGTTTACATCATTACAGTCATGCAGCAAGCGGTTTTTATCAAACTGATTACAACAAAGCTTTGATAATATCATTTGATGGAGGAGGAAACGATGGTTATTTTAATATATACCATGCTAAAGATAGAAATAATATTGAGATACTTTTTAAAGATAATATTGATTTAGGTTTTCCTTATATGATTTTTGGTAATTATTTGAACGATATTAAAATGGAACCTGCCCTTAATATAGGTAACTTAGTTTACTCAGGAAAATTAATGGGATTATGTTCTTACGGTAAAGTGAATAAAGAATGGTTACCACATTTTAAAGAATTTTACTTTTCTAAACCTGATGGTGAAAACTACCTTGGTCTATTAGAAATATTATCTGAAAAAACTGGAATAAAATTCGATGTTGAAAAAAGGTTAAAAGATCAAGAAGCTTATGATGTTGCAGCAACTTCTCAAGAAGCATTTGAACAAGCATTTTACCAGGTTTCTAAACCTTATATAGAAAAATACCCTGATATACCTATAATTTTAGTAGGAGGCTGTGCATTAAATATTATTCTTAATAGTAAAGTTAAGAAAAAATTTAAAAGAGAAGTATTTGTACCACCTAATCCTAACGATTGCGGATTAGCTTCTGGTATGATATTAGATCATATAAAACCAAAAAAAGCTATAGATTTAACTTATTCTGGAATTGAAGTTTTAGATAAAAACATGTTAATGTACCACGTAGAAAATAAAAGAGGAAATGAAGTAGACTTTAAAGAACTATCTAAACATTTAAATGAAGGCAGCATAGTAGGAGTTGTAAGAGGACAATCAGAACATGGACCTAGAGCATTAGGTAATAGAAGTATTTTATGTAACCCAGGTATTGAAAATATGAAAGATCTTCTTAATAAAAAAGTTAAAAACAGAGAATGGTATCGTCCTTTCGCCCCTGTATGTAGATTAGAAGATGTTAATAAATATTTTAATTTTGAGGGAGAAAGTAGATTTATGAGTTTTTGTCCTACTGTAAAAGCTAAATGGAGAAAAAAACTTTCTTCTATTACTCATGTAGATAATACTGCAAGAATACAGACAGTTACAAAAGAACAAAATGAATGGTTGTATAATTTACTTACTGAGTTTGAAAAAATATCAGGATATGGAGTTTTATTAAATACATCATTTAACGTTAACGGTAAACCTATATTATCAAGCTATTCAGACGCACTAAAAGTATTCTTAGAATCTGAAATGGATAAATTAGTTTTAGAAAATTATTATTTTAAATGGAAACACGTTTAGTATCAGCTTTTTATTTCGATAACTACGGAGGAGATCAGAGACCTCCTTATCATCTGCATAGTGCAGTAGCAAGATACCATAGGTACCTTTACTCTATAGTGCAATTATCAAAAATGAATTTACCTATTAGGTTAGTTTGCGGTGATAACGTGTACGATGCATTAACTATTGAACTTCAACATAACAACGTTAAAAATGTAGAAGTAGAAGTTAGGGATTTAGATAGTTTTAAATATTCAAAAAAAATACGAGACTTAAAAAGTAAATATCCTGATAAGTTTAACTTTTATCATGAAATAGATTGGGCTAAATTAGATTTATTGAATGAAGAATCTAAAAAAGGAGCTGACTACCTATACTGGATAGATTGTGGATTATCTCACAGAGGATTATGGCCTAATAAGTACGCTAAAAATCCAAAAGAACTAACAGGCTTTTCTCACAATATAGAGAATTACAAATTCGACAAAATATTTACACCAGATTTTTTTAAACATATTAATAACTGGGTAGGAGATAAGTTAATTAATATTAAGAATAGGCAATTTTTTCATCCACAAGATCAAATTAATAGAATATTTGGTGATTTAGGAGCTCCTGACGGTCAAACTATAGGAGGTATACTAGGAGGACATAATAGTAAGTTAGAAGAGTTTTTAAATGAATTCGATAGTAGAGCAGATAAATGTATTAGTGATGAATATCTTTTGAATCACGAAGGCATTTTGACACATATGGCAACAAGTAAACCTGAAAATTACAAATCTTGGTTATTTACTACCTGGTACCATGAAAATACCGGAGGAATGGATTGGATAACCCCAGAATGGTTAGAAACACAAGTATCATTTTACGAATTTGTTAAAGAAATAGAGCATGAGTAAAAAAGTCACATTAGTCACAGGTCTTTGGGACATTAAGAGAGATACTTTAGAAGAAGGATGGAATAGATCTTTTGAGGATCATTATATATCCAAGTTTAAAGACTTATTAAACGTTCCATGTAATTTAATTATTTTTGGAGAAGAAGAATTAAAAGAAGTAGTTTTTAAAATTAGATCTGAAGAAAATACCCAATTTATAGTCAGAAATCAAGACTGGTTCAAAAATGAATTTTACGAAAAAATTCAGTCTATAAGATCTAGCGAGGAATGGAAAAGTTTAGCACCTTGGTTGCCTGAATCTACTCAAGGTAAATTAGAGATGTATAATCCTTTAGTTATGTCAAAGATGTTTTTACTCAATGACGCAAGGATATTTGATAAATTTGAATCTGAACACTTATACTGGATAGATGCAGCCTTATCTACTACTGTTAGCATGGGGTATTTTACGTCTGACAACGTCTTAGACAAACTCTTAGATAAGATAAGTAAATTTTTATTCATCTGTTTCCCTTATGAGGCAAATACAGAAATTCACGGTTTTGCTTATCCGGAAATAAATACCTATACTCGTGGGAAAGATATAAAAATGGTAGCAAGAGGTGGATTTTTTGGTGGACCTGTAGATACTATAGGAGAGATAAATGCTAAATACTACGATTTAATGAGTACTACATTAAACGAAGGATATATGGGTACTGAAGAATCTTTATTTTCTTTACTTACCTACCAATTTCCTAATAAAGTATGTTATTCGAAAATTGAAGAAAATGGATTACTTTATTACTTTTTTGAGAAATTAAAAAATAATGAAGTAGTAATAGAATCAGTATTATCTAAAAATGCAATAAATCGTTTAGATTATAGAAAAGTAGCCCTTTATGTAATTACTTATAACTCCCCAGATCAATTTAATACGTTATGTAAGTCTTTTGAACAGTATGATAAAGATTATTTAGACCTACCTAATCGTAAGATATTACTTAATAACTCTATAGATAGATCCACTGATAAAGAATATGATAAATTATGTGAAAAATGGGGCTTTGAACAAATTAAGAAAGATAATATTGGTATATGTGGAGGAAGACAGTTTATAGCTGAGCATTTTGATGAACAAGAAGATTTAGAACATTATCTATTTTATGAGGATGATATGTTTTTCTATAACGGTAACGAAACTACATGTAAAAACGGGTTTTTAAGAAAAGTTAGTGGTTTATATAAAAAATCGTTAGAGATTTGTAATGTTGAAAATCTTGATTACTTAAAACTTAACGTAACAGAATTTTTTGGTGATAATCTAAAGCAATGGGCATGGCATAATGTACCTTCTGATAAAAGAAAAGAGTACTTTCCTGATAATCCTGTAAAAAATAACCATACTTTTGATTTTCCTAACACAATATTTAGTAGTATTAAATCACATAAAGGTTTACCATATGCTTTAGGAGAAATATACTATTGTAACTGGCCACAAGTAATAACCAGAGAAGGGAGTAAAAAAATGTTTTTGGATACTAAGTGGGCTAACCCGTTTGAACAGACCTGGATGTCACATATATTTCAGTTAACTAGAGAAGAAATAGTTAGAAATGGAATATTACTATTAACTCCTACTGAACATGATAGATTCGATCATTACCCTAAAGAAGAAAGAAGAGAAAACTAGTAAAATAGTTGTTTTATTAATAAATTTTAACTATATTATATATTATGAAAGATGTAATTAAATTCCACGCCGAATGGTGTTCTCCATGCAGATATTATAAAACTGTATGGAATGAAGCTAAAGAAAAACATGGTGCTAACCATAACTTTATTGAAGTAGATATTGATAAAGATAATACCGGTTTAGCTGCTAAGTTTGGAGTAAAAAGCGTACCTACTACTGTAGTAGTAAAAGAAAACAAAGATTTCCAAAGTAAAGCAGGTGCTTTAGCATACGGAGATTTAGAAAAACTAATAAAAGGATAATGTTAAGAAAACCAAATTCAATACCAAAAGGAGATACTATTATTGAGGATCAAGCAATTGAACCTTACTTCTTAGTAAAGTCTCAATCTGGAGGATATGTTATTTACAAACGAGTTATTAAAGGGGTAAAGAATACACCTTATATTAAGACTATCTGCTACCCAGGTAATTTTAGTCAAGCACTAAAACTAGTAGCGGAGAATATACTTAATGACGGTAATGAAAAAGTATATAGTTCATTACAAAATTATATTAGTGAATATAAAAGTATTGAATCAAAAATTGGTTCGATAAAGGATCAGCCTATATCCTAAAAATACCTGGCAAATTTAATTTTTATATTATTATGGCAAAAAATGCTGTTTTATCATTAAGTGGAGGAATGGATTCTTCTACGTTATTGTTACATTTATTAAGAGAAGGCTATAATGTAACAGCACTCTCTTTTGATTACGGTCAAAAACATAGAGTAGAATTAGAAAGAGCTCAAGCTCTAATTGAGTATGTAAATAGTAAATGTAATCAAGTTGTAGGTACTGAACCAGAAACTAACGCAACCATTGCAAAATTAAGGTATATGCCTGTAAGTTATCAAGTTATTAAACTTGATGGATTAGTTAATTTATTAGATTCGGCTTTAGTGGAAGGAGGAGATGACGTTCCGGAAGGTCACTATGAGCAAGATAATATGAAAGAGACTGTTGTTCCTAATAGAAATAAAATATTCTCTTCTTTAACTCAAGCAGTAGCTTTATCTATTGCTAATAAAACAAAAGAAGATACTTTTATTAGTTTAGGTATTCATGCAGGTGATCATGCAGTATATCCTGATTGCAGACAAGAATTTAGAGATGCTGATTTTGAAGCATTTAAAATGGGAAATTGGGATGCTGATAGAGTTAAGTTTTATACTCCTTACTTAGATATCGATAAGTTCGGTATTTTGAAAGATGGAGAAAAAAGTTGCACAAGTTTAAATTTAGAATTCGATGAAGTCTATTCTAGAACTAATACTAGTTATAAGCCTTATCCTAGTGGGAACAGTGATTATAAGTCTGCTTCATCTGTTGAAAGGATTGAAGCGTTTATTGCTTTGGATCGTCCAGATCCCGTTCAATATGAAGACGAAACTGGCCCAGTGGATTATGAAGTAGCTAAAAATCACGTTCAAAAAGTACTTGCAGAATACGTGGGATAATGAAAATTCTATTATTGGCTAATGCTAGAACAGGTTCTACCGTACTTTATACCGCTCTCAGTGAGATATTAGGTTTAAAGAAGTACGGTGAACCTTTTAATTATCACATGCGAGATAAAGCAGGTACTTTAATTAGCAAGTTTCCTTTAAAATTAGCAGATAACTGTATAGTAAAAACCCTCACAAATCACATTCCTAAAGAGTATACTGATACCGAAGTTAATTTTTATGATTACTGGAAGAGGTCTTTTGATAAAGTTATTTTATTAGGTAGAAATAATTTACAAGACATATACGAGAGTCAAGTGCATTTTAAAAAAGAGAATAAACACTGGCATGAGAAATACTACTACCAGGATAATTATACCTTTGAAAGTAAGTTATGGAAAAATTTAGTTGATTCAAATAATTATCTTAAATGGTATAGTAAAAAATCTCATATTCCTATTACCTGGTATGAAGATTTATACAGTGGAGATAAAGATAAAATACAAAAATGTATAGATAAATGGGAGTTACAGGTAGAAGTAGATCAAATTTACAGATATGTAAACCCAAAACATAGGTATAGACAGTTTGCAGAACAAACATTAATATGATATATTGGCTAACAGGGCAACCTGCTCACGGAAAAACAGTTTTAGGTAATTTACTCAAAGATTATTTAGAGCATTCTAAAAACGATAAAGATCCTAATAAAAGGTATAAGGTTTTTAGGATAGATGGAGATGATATGAGAGAACTATTTTCTAATAAAGACTATTCTATTAAAGGTAGAGTAGAAAATGTAGGAACAGCTCAAAGAATAGCTCATTATTTACATAATCAAGGTAATGATGTAATAGTTTCATTAGTAGCTCCTTATATAGATCAAAGAGAAGATTTTAAAAAACTATTAGGAGAAAATATTACCGAAATATATGTTCATACTACTGAACCTAGAGAAAGAGATCATTTTAAAGCAATAGCTTATATACCACCAGTAGAAAACTTTATAGATATAGATACTACTGATGATGAACCTAAAGAATCACTACTTAAAATCATACAACAAATATGAAAATAGCTATGTGTTTTTATGGTGAGTTAAGAAGTTTAGAATTTTTGAATTCTGACTATACCAGTAATACACATTTCGATTTTTTTATATCTGCAGGAACTGGTAAATATAATAGTGATGATATTAATATAGATTTTAAATATTCTAACTTTGAATTAGATAATGAACAATCTCCTATTAAAGTAAAAAATTTAGTACATAATGATAGAGTAGCAAAAGCTTGTTACCATATTAATAAAGTTGTAAGGTTAAAAGAAAGGTATGAAATAGAAAATAAATTTGCATACGATGTAGTAATTTTATTAAGAACTGATTTTAAATACGATATAGATTACCTACTAAAATATTGTAAAAAAGTATATAAAGTTAGTAATGAAATAGGAATAAAACCAGTATGTTTTGTTAGAACTCAACCAGACCATTTAAAAGGTAAAGAAGACAAAGGACTGGGAATAGCTCATGATGATTTGTTTATACATAATAATGAAGGAGCAAACTTACATGCTAATTTATATAATTCTCTTTTCTTACAAAAAAACGCAGATAAAACAAAGATAAAATTTGATGATATAACTGATAATGGACATTGTGTGCAATGTTTTTTATTAACAAAATATCCTTTTCATATAATATTTGATAATACAGTAAAATGGACAAAAAAAATACTTACTTTGTAGATATAGACGGAACTATATTTAAATACAGAAAGTTTGAGACATATGAAACTTCTCAAGCTGAACCAATAACAAGTACAGTAGAGTACTTAAGAAATAAAAAAGAACTCGGTCATATGATAGTTCTAACTACAGCTAGACCAGACTGGTTATATGAGCACACAGTTAGAGAGTTAAAAGTTAACGATATACCTTTTGATAGATTAGTAATGGGTATAGAAAGAGGACCTAGATTTTTAATTAATGATAAGGATCCAAAAGTAAATGAAGATAGAGCAACAGCAATTAATTTAATAAGAGATAAAGGAATATGAAAAAATACAGTATGTTTATTGGAAGATGGCAACCATGGCACAAAGGTCATAGGTGGTTAATCGATCAAAGGTTAAATGAAGGTAAAAACGTTTGGATAGCAATTAGAGATGTTGAACCTAACGAAAATCAACCTTGGACTCCACAAGAGGTAATGGAAAATCTTGAAAGTGAATTATCTGATTTAATTAATGAAGGTAGAATATTTATTAGTATAATACCTGATATAGAATCAGTAAATTATGGTAGAGGAGTAGGTTATGAAATTATAGAACATGTCCCACCTGAAACTATAAAAGAAGTATCAGCAACAAAAATTAGAGCTGATCTTAGAGAACAAGGAAAATTATGATAGGTACTTTTGATAAATTATTATTATCAGATGAAGATTGTAATTCTATAAAACTATTATACGAGGATAAATTAATTCTCAGGGAAAGAAATATAAGAAGACAGAAAAATTATCATGAAATTAAATCTGATTCATGGTTACATGAAAAAGTAAAAAATTTAATTGAACAAAATTTAGGTGAAAAATATTCTCTATTAGAAAGAGTTACTATCCTTAAATATGAACCTGGAGATTTTTTCTCTAAACATATAGATGGATCTTATAATATTGGTTTATCTAAAACTCTTCCTTACCACTTTTACGGTGGAGCAGAACTATGTGAACGCAAAGAATTCAAAGGAGGAGAATTTTTTATAAAAGATAAAAATGTTGAATTTAAAAAAGGAAGGTTATTTACTCATGGTTTTGATGATACTCATGGAGTAAAGAAAGTTGAAGAAGGAATCAGATGGAGCATACATTTTTTAATCGAAGAAAAAAGAGAAAAGCAAATAATATAACTCATGGTAGCTAAAAAAAGACATATTTTAAAGACAATTACTTGGAGAATAGTTGGCACTTTAGATACTTTTTTATTATCTTGGTTAATAACAGGTAGTATTAAGTTAGGAGCAGCTATTGGTGCAGTAGAGGTAATAACAAAGATGGTGCTATACTACTTGCATGAAAGAGCTTGGTACAAACTGAGTAAATTTGGTATAGATAAAAAGTAAATGAAAAACTTCGATATAGTAAGAACATCAGAATACGTAGTTGCTGAGAGTAAACTTGTTGATAGTTTTAAGTCTAAATTTAATAACTATAAAGTAGAAGTCTCCCCTAATAGTTATAGAGAAACCTATATTATAAGTAACGGTAATGAACCAGTTATAAGATACCAAATGCAATCACAAGTTAGAAGGACTCGTTTAGGTGAAATTTTAGTGTATTTTAATTTTCCTATTAATTTTTTAATAGAAGATATAAGGTCTACTCCTTATGGTCATTTTAATTACGAAATAATGAAAAACTTTTGTCAAGGATTAGATATTGATAATATTAGTTCTGGAGAGTTAACTAAAAAAATTAAAGAAACTGATAAAAAATATCCAACTATACTGAGAGACTTATATCCTGTAGATTATGAATGGAGAGATGACGATATGTTTAACTCTATAGCATGGAGAGATCAATATATGCCTGAACAGTATTGGTCTTTTATGAAATATGGGCAATTAGGAATACCGCTATTAGACAGACCTGAAAAATTCTTTATAGGTTCAGCTCATACCCTATTTTCAGCCCATCTTGCTAACTTTAAATCTATCCCTCTTTATATTCAAGTACCTGAAAATAAAAAAAGTTGGTTTATGAAAATGCCAAGTGCTTTATTCCAAGAAAAACAAAAACCTTTTATTAAAGAGGAATCTAAATTTACTTACCTATTTTATGTTGATTTAGAAAATAAGAGCCTTTGGGGTAAGAAATCATATCATACTGATATATCTACAGTAGATATTAAAATTAAAGAAAAAGAAAAAGATTTAGATACTTATACTAAATTATTATGATAAAATTAGATGTAAAAGTAGGCGATACTATATTAGTAGGTCGTTTTAAAAATAAAAGAAGTAAAGTAAAAACTATAGAGTATGATGAGTTTGGTATGCCTATAATAAATGGTAGACCGGCTTGTACTTTTAGATTAGTTAAAAACCCAAGATAATGATACAATTAGGAATATCAGCTTTTTACCATGATTCAGCAGCTTGTATAGTTCAGGATGGTAAAGTTTTAGCAGCAGCCGAAGAAGAAAGATTTACAGAAATTAAACATGATTCTTCTTTTCCTGTTAATGCTATAGCCTATGTATTATCGGAAGCAGGAATAGAGAATATAAATGATATTAATGAAGTATGTTGGTATGAAAAACCTAAGGTTAAGAAAAACAGAGTTCTCAAAACGTTTAATAAACATATATTCAAAACTTTTAGAAGTAGATGTATTTTTCTTTATAACTATTATTTTAATTCTCCTAAAAATTTACTTAAACGTCATTTCCAATACAAAGGTTTAATAAAATACACAGATCATCATTTATCGCATGCTGCTTTTAGCTACTTTATAAGTCCATATAAAAAAGCTGCAATACTCACAGTTGACGGAGTTGGTGAATGGGAAACAATTACTATATCTAAAGGTGTAGGTCCTGATGTTACTAAAATGTATAGTATAGATTTTCCTAACTCTTTAGGAATGTTATACTCTACTGTTACTGCATATTTAGGATTTAAACCTAATGAAGGAGAATATAAAGTAATGGGGTTAGCACCTTTTGGAAATCCGACTAAATACTTTAATAAATTATCAAAGATATTCGATAAGAAACAGTATTTAAAAATAGATCAAAAATACTTTACTTGGGAGTATTCTAAAGAAGTAATGTTTGACTTAGAATTTTGTATGCTTTTAGGAATTCCTCCTAGATTAAAAGAAGAACCTATAACTCAAGATCATAAAGATTTAGCAGCAGCACTACAAAAAATTTACGAAAGAGAGTTTGAAAAGTTAGTTTATAAAGCAAAAGAACTTACTGATAGTCCTAATATATGTTTAGGTGGAGGATGTGCTTATAATGGAGTTGCAAATGTATTAGCGTACAAACACTTTAAATCCGTATTTATACCTTTTGCTCCTTCTGATGCTGGATCTGCAATCGGAGCTTGCCTAGTAAATGATCCATACTCAGGTTATGCAGTAGATAATAGCACTCCTTATTTAGGAAATGGATATACGTACAATGAAATAAAAAAGATTTTAATTAACTATAAAGATAAAGTAACTGCTGAATATTTTGATTACGATAAACTTGTAGTAAAAACAGCAGAAATAATTAATAATCAAAAGATTGTAGCTTGGTTTCAAGGTAGAATGGAATTTGGAGCAAGAGCTTTAGGTAATCGTTCTATATTAGCTTCTCCTAGAGACGCAAGTATGAGAGATAAATTAAATAGAGTAATTAAAAAGAGAGAAGGTTTTAGACCTTTTGCTCCTTCAGTAACAGTTAATCAAGCATCTACTTGGTTTGATTTACAACAAAGTGTTCCGTATATGAACATGGTACTACAGGCTAAAACTAATAAATTCCAAGCAGCAACTCATATAGATGGATCATGTAGAGTTCAGACAGTCGATAAATACCAAAATAAACTTTATTATAGTTTATTAAAAGAATTAGGTAAAATATCTGGTGCAGAAGTAGTTTTAAATACTTCATATAACCTAAAAGATCAAACAATAACCAGAACACCAGAGCAGGCTATAGAAAGATTTTTAGATTCTGATATAGATCACTTAGTAATAGATAAACTTATAGTAACTAAAAAATGAGAATAGCGATATTACTAGCAGGACAAGTAAGAGATTGGAATATATGTTCTAAAGTATTCGAACTCTATAATAGTATATACTCAGATGTAGAATTTGATTTTTTCTTAGCTACTTGGGATGATAATTACGATGAAGTTAAGTATGATATGAATTCTTATTCATTTATTACAAAGTATAAGCTTCATGATCAAAAAGAATCTCTATATACCGAACAACTATTATGTCATGCTTATTTATGTAAATCTGCAAATATTATTAAAAAAGAATATGCTAAAAAACATAACATAAAGTATGATTGTGTAATAGCTACACGTCCTGATATTTTTCTAGGTTTAGATTTACTAAGTAATATTAGAGATCTTTTAGTAAGGTCCAACAATTATAAAAAAGGTGATAAATTCATTCTTAACAAAAACGTGGTTTATACCCCTACAGGTACATTACCGTATAGAAAATCAGATAAAAATGGTAAAGAAGTAGAATGTTTCTATATGGATGATTTATTTGTAGTTGGTAGCAATTTTTCTATAGATAAATTTTCTAACTTATATGATAATATTTCTGAATATAAAATTAATGACAGAGTAATAGGTCATGCAACTGGTGCCACATATATTGTAGATCAAAAATTAGCTAATTGCCGCATTAAAGGATACTCACAAATAATCAGGAATGTTCACGTTGATTATATACTTGATTTATATAAACATAATAAATTACAAAATATATACGATAATTCAACTGACTTCCAATATGAATTTCACGGAAAATTACTAAAACTTAAAGAAACTTTTGATAAAAGTATGATAAAAAAAATTAACCCTTATACAAATGAGATTAACAGGAACTGAAAACGTAAGAATAATAGGTATACCAAAAAATGGTAGCCAATCTATAAAAAGAATAGGTAGAGACAACCCTGATATATTTAATTGGGAAGTAGATGATGATGTAGATGGGCATCTTCACTTTGATAAAAAAGAATTTAACAATAAAGATCTTACTTTAATTTTTCCTATAAGAGACGAATGGAGTAGAATTAAAAGTGAATTTATACAATCTTTTAGAGACCATTTAGAAATGATCGGAGCATTTTCAGGTGATAATTTAGATAACTCATTAAAAAGAGTACAATACTACCTAAAAAAGGAATTTAAAAAACCTGAATATAATGTAGATAAAAATCCTACTAATTTTCATTTTCAAACTAAAATTAATAGTAGACTACATTTTACTAATGAACCGGTATTTAAATTTTGGGTAGATAATATTTATAATAACCCTAAGTGGGAAGGTATGAAATTAATCTTTATAGACTTAGCTTCATTAAGAAAAAAAAGCTTTTTACCTTGGTTAGTTTCATTAGATGAAAGATTTCAAGGATGTACCATACCAGATGTGAATGTTACTAATCAACATCCTCAGAAAAAAGTTGTTATTCAAGCTTTTGAAAATGTTAGAGCAGATGAAAAATATCTAGATTATGCAGTTAAAGCTGACTATGATTTGAATGTTAGAACGAAGATAGACAATTGGTACTACATTTGGAGTATGATTAAGAAAAGTAAATTTTATAAAAAAATATAATGGAAAACAAAAAAACTAAAGAAGAAATAGCTAAAGAAAAGAAATTAGAAGAAGAATTTCAAAAGAAATTAGCAGAACTCAAAAAAAGAGATCCTTTTATTTATAAAAACTTTTAAATTTAGTTGGATAAAAGAATATTTATTACTATATTGTTATATATTAGTGTCGTAGCACCACTTTAAAAACACAAAAATGAAAAAAAACGTATTAAAGGTTATAGAAAAAGAACTCTACGATAGAGATCTAAGATACGCATCAAACAAGAGCGATAATCTAAAAACTCAACCAACAGAAACTAACTACCCAGATGCTAAATTGCACCAAATAGTGTCATTTATCAAATCTGGTATTAGAATCGCAGCATGTATTGCTGGCGCAATGGGTTACTTGTGGGTAGGGTTTATTGGTTTAGCAATTGCTGAGATAGTAGGAATAATAGAAGAATTAGTTTAATTATGAAAAAAAATAAATTTACATCAACAAAAGTATTTGACGGCTACAGTACCGTATTTCGTCAACACAGAGCAGAAACAACTCATTGTAAGTATTTACACGGATATGGAGTGTCTTTTAAGATTTGGTTCGAAGGAGATCTAGATGAAAGAAATTGGGTTTGGGATTTCGGTGGTATGAAAAGAGCTAAAGGTACTATAGAAGGAATGTCTCCTAAGCAGTGGTTTGATTATATGTTTGATCATACCTTTATAGTAGCAGAAGATGATCCGTTTGTAGAATCTTTTAATAAGATGGATCAAGCAGGAGTTGCTCAAGTAAGAGTTATAGAAGCTACAGGAGCAGAGAAATTTGCTGAATTAGTCTATTTTAAAGTTAATGACTTCATACACTTAGAAACTGATGGTAGAGTAAAAGTAACGAAAGTAGAATTTAGAGAGCACGACAGAAATAGTGCTATATTTGAACCTGGTGAATAAAGTATGTTAGGTAGAGTAAAGAATTATGATAAAAATTTACCTATAGTAGAGCTATATACTGCTGTTCAATCAGAAGGTAGTAGAGCTGGGTACCCTACAGTAGTAATTAGAACTACAGGGTGTACTCATAGATGTTATTTTGGTGAAGGTGGATGGTGTGATTCTTGGTATACTAGTATTCATGCAGAAAAAGGTAAGTATACCTTTAATGATATAAAAAAAATGTATGATGATAATCCTCAAATATCAGAAATGATGCTAACTGGGGGTTCTCCTACTATGCATAAAAAATTAGTAAATGAATTAACACATTTTGCACATGAAAGAAATATTTTTATTACTATTGAGACTGAAGGTAGCCATTTTGTTCCTACTGATTACCCTATTAACTTGCTTTCTATTAGTCCCAAGCTTAGTAATAGCATCCCCGTACTTGGTGTACTTACACCTCAAGGAGCAGTAACTGATCAGAATATGATTGATAGGCATAATAAATATAGGTTAAATTATGATGCTATGGCTAAACAGATTGAATATCATTCAGATTACCATATTAAACCTGTATGGGATGGTAGAGATCAAGATGCATTAAATGAAATATTAGATTTCATAAAAGACTTGAAAATACCTAACGATAAAGTTTGGTTTATGCCTGCTGGAGATAGCAGAGAAGCGTTATATAAATCTTACCCTGTGTTATTTGACTGGGTTAGAGATAATGGTTATAGAATGACTTGGAGGCCTCATATTATTGCTTTCGAGGATAAAAGAGAAGTTTAATGAATAAAGTTTATATATCTTGGAATCAGGTAAATAAACTACTTGATAAAATTCACGAACAAGCTAGTAACGAAGTAAAATACGTAGCAGGAATCCCAAGAGGAGGAAGTATACTAGCAGTTTTGTATTCTCATAGATTTAACGTAGAGTTTATGGAATACCCTAGCAACCACTACCCTCAGTTATTAATATTAGACGATATAGCAGATTCTGGTAAGACGTTAAAACAGTGGAAAGATAAATTTAATGTTCCGTTGTATGGTACTCTTCATTATAAAAGAAGTTCAAGCGAAAAACCAGATTTTTACGGCAGAAAAATGATAAAAGAAGATAATTGGATAGTATACCCTTGGGAAAGAAAAGACTCAAATAAGATACAAAATTATTTGGAAAATTGATAAAAATTACTTATATTAATATATGTGTATGAAAGATATAGAATTAGTTAAAGAAGG